CTACTGCGGCTGCCGGCATCGAGCGGCTGCTGCAACTGACTGGCGGCTTGGTTGGCGTCAAACCCGAGGTCATGGACAACATCGACACTGATGAAGCCATCGATCAATACTCTTCGCTGCTCAACAACTCTCCGAAGATCATTCGTAGTCCCGAAGAACTCCAGCAGATTCGCAAGCAGCGTGCCGATCAACAAGCTCAGGCTCAGCAAGCCCAGATCGCTCAGCAACTCAGCCAGGGCGCCAAGAACCTCTCAGGTACCGATGTTGGTGGTGGCCAGAACGCTCTGCAAGCCATGCTGGGCCAAGGTGGGGGACAAGGTGGGGGACAAGGACAATGACAGACAGAATTTATGGAACTGTGTTAGTGAATGACGAACGTTGCCCGGTAACTAACCTATTTGACATTGATGGCGACGACACCGACGATGTGGAACAGGCTGTTCGTGGCGTTGCCAAGGCGGCCGATGACAAATGGATAGTCTTTGACATAGACGCAACCGGAATCTTCTTGGTGCAATGATGCTCACTGACATCGCCTATGTAGTAGTTCTGAGCCTTGCACTATACCCCTACTTCATCATCACCACTAAACGGCACCTCCAATGTACGACGCCAGCAATCGCAAACACATTCGCGAAGCCGAGAAGCTCGCTGCTCGTATCGAAAAGGATCGCATCGAGTTCCTACAAGCTTCTTTGAATACAGTCCAAGGCCGCACTTGGTTCTACCATTACCTCGAAGACCACCATCTCTTCTCCGATCCCTTCACCGGCGACCCGTATCGGGAAGCCTACATCAAAGGCGAACGAAACTCGGGGCTTCGCATATTCGCTGAACTCATCCAACATTGCCCCGATCAATACCTAACCATGATAAAGGAATCCAATGCCCGAGATCAGCTCTACGCCACCCGCACCGAACACGCCGGAAGCCCGGACCCTGGACGGGACCTTGAAGGACGCAGCGCCGCCGGTGACTCAGCCTCAGGACCTAGCGCCGACTACGACCCCTACGAGCAACCCCAATGACCCAGCAACCAAGTCCCCTGCCGATGGTGCCCCCGACACCTACACCTTCAAACCCATTGAGGGTTCGACCCTCGACGACGCCACAATCGCCGCCGCCACTCCCATCTTCCGAGAACTTGGTCTCTCACAGGCTGCTGCCGACAAGCTCGTCGGATTCTACAACCAGCAAATGAAAGCTGTCGCTGACATAGGCTCCAAGGCCGTACTGGCCATGCGTGAGAAATGGGTTAGTGAAGTGAAGGCCGACCCCGAGATTGGTGGCAAGTTGGATGTAGTGAAAGCCGACATCGGTCGCGCCCTCAACGTCCTCAACGATCCCAAGCTCACCAGCGATTTCAGATCCGCCATGGACCTCACCGGTGCCGGCGACAACCCGGCCTTCATCAAGGCCTTCTGGAAGCTCTCTCAGCATGTTGTTGAGGGCAAACCCGCTCCTGGCGGCGGTCCGTCCGAACACGGCCAATCTGCTGGCGGCGTCGCCTCCCGTCCCACCGCAGCCCAAGCAATGTACCCCAATCTCGTGCGTACCAACCAATAACCCCCCACCTCACCACCCAGGCCCCGTCGCGGGATGAACGGCAAACGCCCAGACTGGTCAATGAGCCGAGACTAAACTCCAACCAAAGGACTTAACAAATGGCTACCCTTAATATCGGCTCAACGGCACTTACCTACGCCGACTGGGCCAAACGCATGGACGATGGCTACCGAGTCGCCTCGATCATCGAGCTCCTCAGCCAGACCAACGAAATCCTCGACGACATGCTCGTCATGGAAGGCAACCTGCCGACCGGGCACAAAACCACGGTCCGCACCGGTCTCCCCCAAGCCACCTGGCGCTTGCTCAACACCGGCGTGCCGAACGCTAAGTCCACCACCGCGCAGATCACCGACACTTGCGGCAATCTCGAAACCTACGCGGTCATCGACAAAGACATCGCCGATCTCAACGGCAACACCCCCGAGTTCCGGCTGTCGGAAGTCAAAGCCTTCCTTGAAGGCATGTCCCAGCAGGTCGCCGCTACCATCATCTACGGCAACCAACACCTGAACCCCGAACGCTTCACCGGGTTCATGCCCCGGTACAGCACTAAGTCCACCGCCAACTCCCAGACCGCCAACAACGTTCTCGACGGTGGCGGTACCAGCAACACCAACACCTCCATCATCCTCGCCACCTGGGGCGATGACACTCTCCACGGCACGTTCCCCAAGGGCAAGATCACCGGCCTCCAGCATCGCGACATGGGCGAGTGGCCCGTTACCGACTCCGGTGGTAACACCTATCAGGCCTATCGCGACCACTTCAAATGGGAAATCGGCCTGGTCCTTCGCGACTGGCGTTACTGCGCTCGCATCGCCAACATCGATGTAACCCAGCTGACCGGCGTCTCGGCTGCGAACCTGATTAACCTCCTGGTCCGTGCCCTTTATCGCCTGCCGACCGCTCCTGCCTCTGCCACCTCCATCCAAACCTCCGATACCGATCGGGTCCGCGCCAACATGGGCCGGGTGTCGATCTACTGCAATCGTGTGGTCCGGACTTATCTTGACCTCCAGGCAATGAACAAAACTAACGTCCTCCTGCGCCTTGAGGAATTTGATGGTAAGGTCGTTACCACCTTCCGTGGTATCCCTGTCCGCACCTGCGACGCCATCCTCAACAACGAAGCACAGGTAACCTGATGATGTGGTCATACATCACCAACCTCAATATTGAAAGGACTGCATCATGATCATCGACGGCTTGCTTCTCTTCACCGGTACTTCAAACGGCTCCACCGGCGGTGTCGGCTCCGGCACCAACACCGACCTGCCCACCACCGGCACGACCTACTCGGCCAATGTTCTCGACCTGGGCATGGCCGGACTGCCCGCCTCCACCAGCACCAACGCAACCGGTGCTGGCGGCGGCGCTCGCGACCTTGGTGTTGGCGACGATCCGGCCCTGAAAGTCATGGTCGACGTCACCGCGGTCTTCAACGTCATCACCAGTCTGCAGATCATCGTCCAGGGCACCCACGACAACGGTTCGGGTGCTCCCTACGCTACCGACTGGACCACCATGGTCACCGGCCCTGTCGTTGCTCTCGCCGGCCTCGTTGCCGGTGCTCGGCTGCTTGAAGTTGACTTGCCCCGGCCGGCTCCTGGCGAAGCTCTTCCGCGCTATCTTCGCCTGGGCTACGTCATCATCGGCGGCTCCAACACCACCGGCCTCATCGAAGGCGCCTTGGTCCTCGATCGTGACGACCAGATCATCGGTGCCACTGGCTTGCTCTCCGGTTATCAAGCCGGCATCAACATCGCCAACTAAGGAGCAAAGCGCTATGAAGAAACTTCTTCTCACTTCGGCGCTGGTGCTGGGGCTCGCTGCCCCAGCCTTCGCCCAGGTTAACACTGTACCGCAGCTTGGACTTACTACTGGCTATCTGCCCAAGACCACCTACTCCTCGGCCTTCTTCGGCCTGGTGCCTCCGGCCTCGGCTACCGATGTCCTCTGTATTGCGGCCTCGGCGACCAAAACCGTTCGTATCGATCGCCTCGTGATCGGCGGTTCCGGCACCGCTGTCTCGTTGCCCATCCAGGTCGTTCGCCGAGCCAGTCTCGACACTGGCGGCACCATCGGCACCACCACCGCCAACCCCGGCATCACTACGCAGATCGCCTCTCGCGATACTGGCTTGGCTACCAACCTCTCGGCCTCGGCAACCTTGGTCTCCTACACCGCTGTCCCGACCATCAACGACTCCGCTCCGGTCTATCTCGACTCCGCTATGCTTGGTGTGGTCGCGACCACCGTCGGCACCCCCACTCCCATGACCGTCTTCGACTGGAGCCGGGACATTGAAAACCTTGTCCAGGTTCCCAGCCTTGCTAAAGGCACCGCTCAGCAAATCTGCGTCAACTTCGGCGCAGTCTCTACCACCTCATCCCTCAACGGCGCCATCACCTGGACGGAGGAATAACCAATGTCCAAACTCATGCGGGGCCTAATCCTCGTTCTTGGCCTTATGTGGACTGGCTCCGCATGGGCTCAGGGAATTGTCGGGCCGGTGAATCAAATCCTATGCAACAAAATCGCCACGTTCACCGGCGTGGCGACTGCAACGCAGCTGGTGGCACCGATCGTCGGCCAGCGCATAGTCATCTGTGGCTGGCACGTCACCAACTCCTCCGCAACCGCCTACACTTTCACCATCACCTACGGTACTCAAACCACCACTCCCTGCGATACCGGCGCTGTAACTCTTATCCCGGCATTGTCCCTGACCCAATCGGCTCCCTCAGCCGATCACATCGACTACGCTGTAGGCCAGACCCCAATCTCTCAGCAACTCTGTGTTACCCCCAACAACACTGCCCTCACCGGCCTAGTCTACTACGCTCAGTTCTAGAAAGGAACCCTACCTTGGCCCGCTGGAAACTTGCTACCTCACATTACTTGAACACCGTCAAACCCGTCAAGTGGCGCTATCAGGAAACCGATCGCTCCACTGGCGAGAACCTGGAGAAGGAATTCATCGTCCCCAGATTCCTCGACATCAACGATCCGCGTTGCTGGTCCAACCGACTCGTCGCCGGCGCCCAGATCGGCGGCTCGGCCACTAACATGGGTGCCGAAGGCGA